GGGCTGCGCCGCTGCGTATTCGGTTGCCAAACTCGACAACAGCGTGTTTTGGCTAGGATCGGATGCCCGAGGCCGTGGAATTGTCTACCGCGCCAATGGCTACACGCCAGCGCGGATTTCAACCAATGCGGTTGAATACGCTATCCAGAGCTATGGCAACATTACAGACGCTATTGCCTACACATACCAGCAGGACGGTCACCCGTTCTATGTGCTGGTATTCCCGTCAGCCCAAGCAACATGGGTGTATGACGTATCCACCCAGTTGTGGCACGAACGCGCAGGATTTGAAAACGGAGAATTTACACGGCACCGTAGCAATTGCCAAATGGCGTTTAACAGCGAAGTTGTGGTTGGCGACTACGCGGACGGGCGGCTGTATGCTTTTGATCTGGACGTTTACGCCGATGACGACCAAACGCAAAAGTGGTTGCGGTCATGGCGGGCGCTGGCAACCGGGCAGAATAACCTTAAGCGCACTGCACACCACAGTCTACAGCTCGACGCCGAAACGGGTGTTGGGCTTAACGCTTATCCGGCTTACGATGGTGAAGATTTAGCCACCGAATCCGGCGACATCATTGTGGCCGAGTTTGTGCAGGGTTATCTGACTACGCAAGCCGGTGACCAGTTAGTCACTGAGGCCAACGACGGTAACGAACCGCTAGTGACGCAAGTGCAACCCGCCGAGGACTACAACGGCTATGCGCTGGAAACGGAAGCCTACACTGCGGCGCCGGGTTACGATCCGCAGGTCATGCTGCGCTGGTCGGACGACGCGGGGCATACCTGGTCAAACGAACACTGGAACTCGATGGGCAAAATCGGCACCTACGGCACCCGCACTATCTGGCGGCGGCTCGGCATGACCGAGAAGATTCGCGACAGGGTGTATGAAGTGTCGGGAACAGATCCGGTCAAGATTGCCATCATGGGCGCTGAACTGTTTGTCACGCCGACGAGTAGCTAGTGGCCGAACTCAACATCACCAATATCCCCGCACCTCGGGTGCCGTTTGTAGACGAACGCACCGGCCTCATGGCGCGGGAATGGTATCGGTTCTTTCTTAACCTGTTTGTCCTGACCGGCAGCGGCAACAATCCCATTACGCTTGAAGAACTGCAACTCGGGCCACCGAGCCAACCTAGCCTTGCCGAGCTGCTGATTCAGATCAACCAGAACATTGCCCCGCAGTACGAGGATCAATCGGGCGACTTCCTAGCCACGCTCGACACCGCGCAGCTCATGTCGATGATGTCGCGGTTTGAGAACGCTGAAGCGGCCATCCAAGGGGCTTACCTCCAGCCGGTTGTGCAGACCGGCACCATCGCCAACTACAACCTCGACAACAGCCCCACGGCGGGCGGCATAGTCTACGGCACCGGCCCCGCGTTAGCGGTCAGTGCAGCGGGAACACTGGGCCAGGTGCTGACCAGTGCTGGCGCCGGAACGCCGACATGGGCCGCCGCTGCGGCGGGCACTGTGTCCAGCGTGTCTGTGGTGTCGGCCAACGGGCTGGCCGGAACGGTAGCAACCGCAACCACGACACCGGCGATCACGCTCTCAACGACCGTCACCGGACTGCTGAAAGGCAACGGCACCGCGATCAGCGCAGCGACCAGCGGCACAGACTACGCGCCCGCAACCAGCGGCACCTCAATTCTGTATGGCGATGGGTCTGGTGGGTTTAACAACGTCACCATCGGCACCGGTGTTACCTTTACCGCCGGAACGCTGTCTGCGACCGGATCGGGCGGCACCGTAACGAGCGTGACCGGAACGGCACCTGTTGTGTCGTCTGGTGGTGCTACGCCTGCAATCTCAATGGCCGCTGCTACTACGTCGGTCAACGGATATTTGACCAGTACGGACTGGAATACGTTTAACGGCAAGGGCAGCGGAACCGTCACCAGCGTAGCGCAATCCTTTACCGGCGGCTTGATCTCGGTTGCTGGCTCGCCGATTACCACATCCGGCACGCTGGCCTTGACGGTTGCAGGCACCTCTGGCGGTGTTCCTTACTTCACCAGCGGCACAACCTGGGCAACATCTGCTGCGCTTGCGGCCAGTGCGTTAGTTCTTGGCGGCGGCGCGGGGGCAGCACCGGCTACAACCACAACCGGAACAGGCGTGGTTACAGCGCTCGGCGTGAATACCGGAACGGCTGGCGCGTTTGTGGTCAACGGCGGCGCTCTCGGCACACCGTCCAGTGGTACCGTTACGAACTTGACCGGCACCGCTAGCATTAACATCAACGGAACGGTTGGCGCTACAACGGCAAATACGATGCGCGGCACAACCATTGAAGGCACCGATACTACAGACGCATCCAGCACCACAACCGGCGCGCTTAAAACCGCTGGTGGTTTGGCTGTTGCAAAAAAGGTTTACACCGGCGATAACGTGGTACCTGCTGCCGCAAAAGGCGTAAATTTTACCGGCAACACTCCCGCAGCGGGGATGACAAGTCAGTTGCTGAACTGGTATGAGGAGGGTACTTGGACACCTGCGCTTGGTTGTGGAACCAGCGGAACAATTACCATAACTTCTCCAACAAATAAAAGTTTGTACACTCGCATTGGTCGGCAAGTCACGGTTCAATCATTTATGACAATATCAAGTGTTAGCAGTCCTGTAGGAGATTTAACCCTAACGGGAATTCCATATAGTTGCAATTCACTACTTAGGCCAAGTGGTGTTGTTATTCTTAGGGCTTGCGCTGCTACTGCCGTAACTTCTTCATCTTGCCTTATGATTGAAGGTACTAACACTATTATTATTTTAACCAGATATGCCGCAGGGACTACCGGTACTTTTTCGCAAGATATTATTGCCAGTGCAGAAATTTATGTAACGATGACTTATTTTATATAGGAAATTATTGTGAGCCTTACTAAAGTATCTTACTCCATGGTAACGGGAGCTTCCGTTAACGTCTTTGATTTTGGCGCTAAAGGAACAGGCACAGATAATGACACAGCGGCTATTGCAGCAGCCGTAGCTTATGCCGCAACATTGCCCTGCGCTCAAATTGTGTTTCCATCTGGATCATATTTGACAGACGAGATAGTTATTGCGACTGATAGAACGTCTTTAACCGGATATGGGATGGTTAAATTTCTGGCTAGAGCAAATGGGCAAGGGATTCTTAAAATAGCAGCTAGTTATTGCTCAATAGATCATTTTTGGTTTGACAACAATTTATACACGAATGTCACCGCTTTAAGTCTTGCGCCCGCAAACGAGGACGATCATTTAACCAGAGTAGACCAACTTTATAACCGCATTCGGGACATTCATATAGAGCAATGTTACAACGGTGTTCGTATGCGATGTGGGCCAGGGACAGTTTCAGGTGATTCTGGTTGTTGGTATAACACCATTGAAGATCTTGATGCTAAAGGAACTACCCGTGGAATTTGGATGCAACCTTGCGTAACAAACGCGGGCGGGGGAGCAACCGCAGGTTCATTAGTCAATCGCAATGTTTTCAAAAGCGTAAGATGCGGTCAAAGTGGGATGAATGTTGGATTGCATATTGAGGCTGGCGGTACAAATCAATTTTATGGTATGGCTTTTGAAGGCATACAAAGTGCTGGAATAGTTGCTACTTCTACAGCAATTTGGATTGAAGCTACTGATTCTGTTAGCGCTTTTAATAATGATGGCAATGTTTTTTTTGGCGTAATGAATGAAGCAAATACGCAAGACGTTCATTGCAATAACTTTTATACGGACTTTTTTGGGTTAAGTACAACTGGTATGTCAAAACTAACGGGCAGCTATCCACAAGGTGGGTTGTCTATGACCAGTGCATATAGCGAACCTGTTTGGAATGGTTTATTTTCTAATGGACAAAGCGGAAATATAGCGAGTGGAAATTCATTTAATATAACTGTGCCCCCACGCAAACCTTGTTTACTTTTAATGTCTGACACAAATAATCCTGCTCATTCTACTTTATGGATGGTAAGTGGTGATGGGGTCAATGCTGTGGCTTATATTTTGGTTAAAGATAATTCTGGT